ATTAAGTGATGATGAAATAAGAAGCATTGAGATTGATACTAGACATTTTATGGTATTTGCTCGTGCTATTGAACAAGCATTAAAGGAAAAGAATCATGGCTGATATAACTATGTGCAATGATAAATCATGTCCACACGCTTCAAAGTGTTATCGCTTTACTGCCAATGCGAATCCTTATAGGCAATCATATTTTATGGAAAGCCCATTAGACAAAAACAATGATTGGGAATGTTTAGAGTTTGTGCCAAATAAAATTGAACAAGCATTAAAGGAAAAGAATACATGATATTTATATTGTCAGGAATATTAGTGATGCTTTTATGGATGAATGTTACGTTATTAAATATATCTATTGATATAGAACGTATTGCTAATGCAAAGGAAAAGAATCTTGGATAAAGACTACTTTGAATTTTTCTGCTACATGGTAGAGTTTGGCGCTAACGCTTGCTTATTTGTAAGTATCGCTGGAATTATTGCAGGTACATACAAAGCATTAAATGAAAAGAATTGACGATGAATAAATTAGAAAAAAATTATTTGGAAAAGATGGGTAGGCTACTCATCAATACATTTAATATTAGCGGTCACACTGACTATGATGTAGGCAGGATGTCACAGAATGTATATCATTTTTTTCTGAACGAACAAGAACGAGATATGCGTGAGCAAGTTAATCAATCTCAATGGGATGAGAAACGTATGGATGTAATTGGGAAGAACGGGAATGTTGGATATGATGCAAACGATTATTGAATACGTGCTTTGCTATTCTTCAGCGTTTTTTATGGGAGTTACAGTTGGGATATTATTGGGTATCAAAGGAGAACAGTATGTCAGAAGATTTAGTAAATAGTCCAGCACATTACACGCATGGCGGGATTGAAACAATTGATTACATGGAAGCTAAGTCAACCCCAGAAGAATTTAGAGGCCATCTAAGATTGACAGCCATCAAGTATCTATCTAGGGCTGGACTTAAAGATGATACATTGCAGGATTTAGAAAAGGCACAATGGTATCTTGCAAAACTAATCGAGTTTATTAAGACTAGCGATTGCAAACATACATTGTAACTTCAAAGCCGAAACGCATTTCAGTTGCTGATGGTTTTGTCCACATTGTTTTATCTCCAAAAAAATTTCATACACAAAATATGTATGTAATTCTATTGTGAGATGCTATATACACAAAGTATATACGTTAAATCATTAATAGTTGTACCGTGATTTAAGGAACTTGATGGACACAGCCATCTCATCAAACGAGCCATCATTGACATCATGTAATACATAGAAGCCACGATAGTGTTGATTGCCTTGTGGCCCTAGATAATCTTCATCATGCTCATAGAAGCTGCCCGCGATGATGGCTGTCATCTCCTTGCCATCGGCCCTCTTACCGTACGATATCTGCCTGCCTTGTTGGTGGCCCGCGAAACATGACATGTGCTTCTTGGTGAGGAGTGCGTTAGATGTTGTGATAGGGCGACCCATAACACCAGAAGTAAAGTAATGGGAATAAGCAATACCATCAATGACAACAACATCAAGAAAAGGGAATATCTCCCAATCTTGGAACGGCAAATCATCTGTAGATATAAGTCCATCTAGTTTTCTATCCTCGTTAATAACGCGATTGATTCTATTCTCATGGTTTCCTAACGTCATCACCATGCGTGGCTTATATTGTTTCTGTTTGTTCTTTACAGCGCGAGCATTGTATCTAAAGAGTGGGGTAAGAAGGGCATCCATTGCTTCTCTGGCAGCCCAAAGGTCATCGTTGTATGTCCTACCCTCAAATGATTTTAATCCTTTGTCATAGGAGCTTAAAGAAGGTAAATCCGCGAAGTCTCCAATACAAACTATTGTGTCTGGCTGCTTCTCTACTATGAAGTTACCAAGGCATTTGAGATATGTAAAGTCATTGCCAGGTTTTGCTTGAACGTCTGGTATTACGAGATGGGTAATCGGTTTCTGTTCCAAGGTTATCCCCTGTTAAATAAGGCTTCCTCATCCTTGCGTCTATTATCAAGACCCTTTAGGACTTTGCCACTAGCCTTGTTATATTTTCGTAGGCTTTGCATAGCCGCAATCTTATCCCCACGAATAAGCGCTTGACGGATGGTTGAGCGCTGTAATGTGCCAAGACCAAGATTAAAGCTAAAGCTAACCAAAGCATCAAATTCATTTTGTGAAAGTTGTACTGGTATAAGTCTGCTGACGCCTCGTTCAAACTTGGCGACATCCTTAGCCAATAAGTCATATACTTCCTCTAAAGTAAACGTGCGATTCCAGCTATCAGGTAAGCTACGACCATCCCCAATGGGATGACCAACACCAATAGTCCAAAGCCCAGCAGGGCAGCGATATGGTTTTCTACGAACTCCCTCATGGTGAGCCAACATGTCTAAACATTGTTTACTTGCCTTCACGCATCTTCTCCCATTGACGGCTACCAAAGTAGAAGCCAATGATTGAACTTACAATCGCCATCTCATCATCAGAGAATACATTGCTCATTGCTGTTACAAAGTCAACACCTTGATAGATAGCCCATATCAAACCAGCCACATCAACGAATACTAACAGACCAACAAATGTATATGCAATAATTGGTCGAACACGGGCGTTCATATCAACGACTGATTGTGATGCTTTATCAATTAGCTTTTGGTCATGAGCATATAACGCTTCACGCTCTTGTGCATAAGTTTCAGCTAGTGTTGATTCATATTCAATAGCAGCAATCTTCTCTTGAGATTGAAAGCCAGCCTGTGCCATAGCAAGTTCACGCTCGTTCTGTAACTTTGCCATTGTTAGCTCATGCTTCTGGTCGCCTTTCTGTTGAAAGAACTGCAAGATTGATGGTAATCCTGATGAGGCAATGCCTAGTAAGCCAGATAGAATTGATAACATATTAGTTTCCTAGTGGGTTAGTTGTTGCTTTTTGCAAGGCTTTCATACGAGCTTCCAAGCCTTCCTTTGTTGTCTTTAGTTCTTCACGAATAGATGCAAGCATTGCCTGTGTCTCACGTTGTGTACCTTGTGATACAGTCTTAGCTTCAGTTGCAGCAACAGCAGCCTCACTTGCTTTCTCTTGTACGCGAGCTAACTGTGATGATGCTTGCACCAATGCTGACTTAGCTGTGTCAACTTCAGTGCGCAGTCTAGCATTCTCTTGCTCTAGTGTCGCATTCTTCTCAAGGATGCTACGCTTCAGTTCATTATCATCGTATGGCTTGTAATCCTCAATAGCTTCAGTCGCAGCTATAACACGGTTGTACGTCGTTATGCCTACGTAAATCGTTCCACCGCATGTTGCCAATACTGAAAAGATTATTGCTATAGCCGTTGCTGATAAGTTCGAGAACGAACTCTTGATTCCTTCTAACTCCATCATCTAACTCCTGTGTGTAATCTAATAACGTTATAAACTGTTGCTCTTGAAACTTGATGGGCGCATTAATTAACTCCATCGACATCACTATCCCAAAGCCAGGCACTAAGTCTTTGCCTTTAGGAACATCTACCTTCTGTGTTTCCTTTGTTTCCGTCTTATCATTTACTACATTTGTAGTAGGACTAGCAGCAGTCGGAGACGATGGTGAACTTTCTTGCTTCGCCTCTACCTTTGCTTCCACTTTCACTTCTACTTGCGGCATCTCCACAGGCGCAGTTGTAACATCTACAGACGGGACACTCACCGTTGCTTGTCCCATTATGGGACTTACTGGGCTTGCAGGATTCGTCACATTGGTCATCGACTTCTCGCATGTGTTCTGTGTCTCTACCCATGCTCCAAAAGTAGGTTGACCGTACGGGTCTGGACATGATGATGTTCTCTGTTGTGTTATTGAGCCAACAAATCCTTCAGTACAAGCTACTTGTCTTTCTTCAGTAGAGACATGACAAGTTGGCGGGTCTTGAGTACAGTTGTTTGAAGTAGTAATCCAATCTGTGTAACCGCCTGCTTGACACTGATAAGTGCGGCTTTGATTAACGACACCAGAGTAGTGAACTGGGCAAGCAATGCTTTGCACTTCTGTATGGTCTGTACAAACAGGGATGACAGGCTGGTCAAACTGTCTGCAAATAGGGTCTGCATTGCGGTAAGGACACCAATAATCTTTGACAGCCAAAGTTGGGTCAATGTCAACACATTGGAGATTAGAGATGTAACCTTGACTTGTAGGCGTGTAAGTACAGTACCAAGCATACGCATTACTCCTTAATAGCAGTAGTATCAGAAAGAGGAAGAACGAACGTGTTGCCATATAGTTTCTCATACCATTCTGGATGAAGTTTATACCACGCTTGACGAGCTGCATCACCTACCGCACCACCCATAGGACAAGGACTGCCACCCATCTCCATTGCTTGCCATACGCGTTGGTCTTGACATAGCAATGATACAGCAGACACTTTCAATCCTT